GCTTCGGCGGTGGCTGGTCGGCTTCAACCTGCTGGAATTCCCGTTATTGATATTGATGGAGCCGTCTACGGTCAGGCGTGCGACGAACTTCTCTCGGCGATTACAAGCCATAGGCTTCGGCACGGGCGGAATGAAGAATTTACTAAACAGATTCTTTCAGCCGTTGCGTTGCCGCGTGGCGACGGCGGGTGGGTAATTGGACGAAGAGCTTCAAGTGCCATTGTCTGCGCTTGCGTCGCGGCGGCTCTTGCCACACATTTTGCGACTCGCCCAGAGACGGAAGTAGACATTCTAGTCGGTTAAGTGTAAAGGTTTACCTTAGACTTACGGCTATGGGAATTCTTGACGTATTCACGGGCGGAAAAAAAACCGTGCCAGAAGTTAACACTTTTGACGTCGCCGCTTCATTAGCTCCAGTTAATACGACTAATCAATTATTTAATTTCTTTGGCGGTGGCATTACAGCTACTAGAGCCGAAGCTATGTCGATTCCAACTATTGCACGCGCTCGCGGAATTATTACTTCAAGCGTTGCCGCTATTGAATTAGTCGTACGAGATAAAAATACTGATATGGAAATTGACGCGCCACGCGTTATTAATCAACCTGATCCACGAATTCCAGGAAGCGCATTTTATTCTTGGCTGGCAGAAGATTTATTATTTTATGGTAACGGTTATGCCAGGATTTCCGATTTATATCAGGACACGTATCGCGTTAGATCAATGGAAAGAATTTCGCCAGAACGTGTTGGTGTTAAAACTAATGCGCTAGGTACAGAAATTGAGTATTACACAGTAGACGCTTACGAAGTTCCAACGCAAGGCGTAGGAAGTTTAGTAGTTTTTTACGGTAACGATGAAGGATTACTCCGAAGAGCTGGTCGCACGTTACGCGCTGGCGCAGAATTGGAACGTGCGGCGGCGATGTATGCGGCGGAGCCAGTTCCGACAATGGTATTAAAATCTAATGGAACTTCATTACCTGCCGACCGTATCGCAAAACTTTTAGAATCGTGGGGAAGTGCTAGACGTAATCGCGGCACAGCATTCTTAAACGCCGACGTTACCTTAGAGACTTTAGGATTCGATCCAGAGAAATTACAACTAAACCAAGCACGCAGTTATGTAGCAACAGAATTAGCGCGCGCCATAGGTATTCCAGCGTATTACGTTGACGCGGAATCGGGATCATCGATGACGTATTCAAACGCGTCGACGGCGCGCCAGTCATTAGTCGATTTCTCATTATTGCCGATGATGAAAAGTATAGAGTCAAGATTATCAATGTCGGACTTTGTGCCAGTATCGCAGGAAGTTAAATTTAATTTAGATGAATACTTACGCGGATCAGCTTTAGAACGCGCCCAGATTTACGATATTTACAATCGACTCGGCGTACTTAGCGCCGATGAAATCCGAAGAATGGAAGATATGATCCGATGAATAAAATAAAAGATAATCCAATGAATATCGATTTCTCAATTAAAGTTATTGCAACCGATTTTCCAAAACGGGAAATCTCTGGTCGTATTGTTAGCTGGAACGAAGCTGGCGTAACAAGCGCTGGTGAGACTGTATTTACTCCAGGCTCTATTACTTTTGGCGATAACACTAAATTATTATTAGAGCATAATCGTACTTCGCCTATTGGCTTTCTTAAATCTTATTCGGTAAATAATCAAGGTGTGGACGCGGTGTTTTCGGTGCTTCCAACTAACGCTGGTAATGATTCACTCATCGAAGCTAGTTCTGGAGCAAGAGACGGCTTTTCGGTGGGAGTTACTGCCGATAAATATGAGCATATAAAAGGCGTTCTCACAATAACCGCGTCTACTTTACGCGAAGTCTCTTTAGTAACTGATCCAGCAATCGCCAGCGCAAAAGTCTCAGTCGCGGCGAATCTCGAAGATAATTCCGTTCCACTTATTAAAGAGGAACTGGATAAACCAACAACAACCAAACCAGAAGGAGACGAAGTGGAAACCACTCCGACCGTTCCAGAAGCTTCCGCCGAAACGGTTGAAGCCGCTTCACAGAATGTCCAGGCGTCTACTCGCCCAGTATTCTTTACTAAACCACGTTCGCCAATTAATTCTCAAGCCACTTACTTGGAACACACAATCCGCGCAAGCGTTCGCCCTAATTCTGATTCTGCGCTATGGGTTCGCGCCGCTGACGATTCAATGGCTACTGAAGTCGGATTTAATCCAACACGTCAATTAACCGAAGTAATTAACGGTTTAACTAATTACACTCGAAGCAATATCGACGCGATTCGTACTTTCGCATTACCTGACGCTGGAATGAGCTTTGAAATTCCTAAAATCACAGCGGTTCCAACTGTTGCCGCAACTGCCGAAGAAGCCGCTCCTAGCGAAACTGCTACTACTGCTTCTTACATTACTGGCACAGTCTCAAAATACGCTGGACAAAATACGCTTTCAGTAGAACTTATTGATCGCTCATCTCCAGCATTCTTTGAAGAGCTACTTCGTTTAATGGCTGGCGCTTATGCTAAAGCAACAGACACAGCCGTTAACGCTGGCTTAATTACAGCCGCCGCACTCGACGGAACAACCGTGGCAACTTATCCAACAGCTTCAGAGCTACTTGGATTCGTCTCACGTGGAGCCGCCGCGGTTTACGCTGGAACTCAAGGATTCGCTAAGAATATAATTGCGAATACTTCCCAATGGGCTAATTTAATGACACTTAACGTGTCAGGCGCTCCGTTGTATAACGTAGCCGCTGGACAAACCAACACAACAGGCGGCGTAGTAACTCCGTCATCGGTTCGCGGAATCGTCGCAGGTTTAGACTTGTACGTAACTGCTAACACAGCTTCGCTAACTGATACAGATGGATCGATGTTAATTGTCAATCCAGACGCTTTCGGCTGGTACGAATCTCCAACGCTTCGCCTAACTTCTAACCAGATTCAAACTGGACAAGTGGAAGTTATGTATTACGGCTATGGAAGCTTCGTAAGCAAAGTCGGAGCTGGCGCGTTCAAGATTAACAAAGCGTAATAGCTAACTAATCATCGGTGGGGGTCGCTCCCGATCCCCATCGAGCCGTATCGAGAGGAAAGATATGCCAAGTATCATTACAGCCGCTCAATTAAGAGCCGTGCTTGGCGTATCTTCTTCTCTTTACAATGACGCTTATTTAGAAGAAATAATCGGCTCAGCCGAAGCCGTAATTCTGCCAATGCTTACAGCTAACCAAGCGGCAATCGCAGAAGTTTATTTAACGAATAACGTCGCTTATTATGTAACACAGCGCCCACACTATTTCGTCGCAGGTCAAACCGTGGTCGCTTCTGGAATAGTTCCGTCGACGTTTAATGGAACAATTACTGTAACCGATAGCATTACAGACCCTTATATTTTCTCAGCCGCTAAAACTAATGCGGATATAATCATTCGTGGCGTGATTCCAGCGGGAGTCGCTTACCTATCTGGAGCCGACGCCGCAACACTTTACGCAAGCACCGACGCGGTTGAATCTGCCGTAACTATTGTTAGCGTCGAAATTTTCCAATCAATTACTGCCGCTGGCGGTCAAATTGAAGGCGTGGACTTTACGCCGTCGCCTTATCGAATGGGGCGTTCACTTATGAATCGCGTTATCGGATTACTTTCGCCGTATATTGATGTCGAGACTATGGCGATATAATGCCAACGCCTACCACTATCGCAACAAATGTTCGCGGCACGTTAGCCACCGCTCTGGCTTCGGTCGCCGCTTCAGTTTACGGATCAGTTCCAGAATCGGTTATTCCGCCAGCCGTAATAATTATTCCAGCCGCGCCGTATCTTGAAAGTACCTTAATAAATAAATCCACTACTAAGGTTAAAATAAATTTTACAGTTACAGCCGCCGTTGCTTATTATTCCAATGCGGCTTCGTTAGATAATTTAGAACAGTTAATAATTAGCATTCTCGGCGCTATGCCGTCGGGATACGTCGTGGGCGATGTAGATCGTCCAGCCGTTACGCAAGTGGGCGCAAGTCCATTACTCGTCGCCGATCTCGCGGTCAGCACTTACTACACGCAACAATCAATCTAAGGAGCAATAATGGCAACAACAATCGTAACGGGTCGCGATATAACCTTCACTCTCGCGACTGTTAATTATGACGCGCAGACCACTTCGGTAACGTTAGTTAATGCGCCAGTAATTGATACTTATCAAACACTAGATGGAAAAGCGTATAAGCATATTGATGATCAATGGACACTTAATATCGAATTACTTGCCGACTGGGGCGCTACTTCTTCACTATTCGAAGCTATGTGGACTGCGTTCACTTCTGCTCCAAATACAGCTTTAGCGTTTACTCTAGTCTCTGCTACTGGCGCTTCATTCGCTGGTACAGCATTTCCAGTCGCTCCTACCGCTGGCGGAGCCGCTCCAGGCGCTCAGACAGATACTTGGGCGATGTTATGCGCTTCTACTCCAGTATTAACTATTACCTGATACCTACTAAGAAACGGGAGCAACAATGAAACTAAATATCACGGTTACTACACAGGCTGGCGAGACGAATACTTATGTCGCTTCGCCGCCTGAGTGGGCTAAGTGGGAAGTTAAAACGGGTTACACGATAGGACAGGCTCAGGACAAAATCGGCATAGCCGATCTAATGTTCTTAGGCTGGCACGCTATGAAGCGCGAGGCTGGCGGTAAACCCGTCAAACCTTACGAAGCCTGGTGCGAAACTATCGCCGACATAACAGTCGGAGAAGCAGACCCAAAAGACATAAGCCAGGAAGCATAGGGAGACTTCTCGTAGAGGTCGCAGTCGCTACGGGAATTCCGATGAGTGAATGGCAGAGCGCGGAAGATTTATTAACGGCGGTCGAGATACTAGAAAGGCGCAACGATGACAGATGAAGCGTTCGCACTAGATAAGACTCAACTCCGCGCGGTTATGAAAGCGTTTAAGGCGATGGACGAACAGGCGCAGACAGAAGCTAAGAATCAGACTGGGCAGATTTCAGACTTTGCTAGATCTCGGATTATTGATAAATCTCATTCTCTGAATACTTCTCGCGTTGCCGCTTCTCGAATTGCCGAAGGTTCAAAAGTTAAGAAGTCAAGCAAGATAGGCGAAATAACTTTTGGTTATATTGGTCAGAAATTTTCAGGCGGTGGAGATACTAAACAGCTTTGGGGCGGATTTGAATTCGGTTCCAATAAATATAAACAATTTCCAGTCTGGTCAGGTAAAGAAGGTCGCGGCTCTCGCGGCTGGTTTATCTACCCAACACTTCGCGAGATTCAACCCGAAATCGTATCGCGCTGGACTGACGCATTCGGTCGCGTATTGAAGGAATGGTAATGGCTGAATCCAGAGCGTTAACGTTAAAGCTTCTCGCAGATATAAGCGACCTAACTAAGAATCTTGATAAGGGTACAAATGAAGTCGAAGGCTTTGGCGGTAAACTAGCCGACTTCGGAAAGAAGGCAGGTCTGGCGTTCGCCGCCGCCGCCGCCGCCGCTGGCGCATACGCGATCAAGATAGGCGTCGATGGCGTTAAAGCCGCGATAGAAGATGAACAGGCGCAAGTCAAACTGGCTAAAGCTTTAGAGAATTCTACTGGCGCTACTCAGGATCAGATTAAAGCCGTTGAAGCCAATATCTTAAAGATGGAATTATCTTCGGGCGTAGCCGATGATCAGTTACGTCCAGCCTTAGCTCGATTAGCACGATCAACGGGCGATGTTGAATTATCTCAAAAATTACTTAATCAGGCTTTGGACATTTCAATCGCTACTGGAAAGCCAGTCGAAGATATAGCGAATGCTCTCGGTAAAGCTTACGATGGAAATACGGCTTCGCTTGGAAAACTTGGAGTCGGATTATCTAGCGCAGAATTAAAAACTATGAGCTTTACAGAAGTCCAGGGCAAGCTTTCAGAATTATTCGGCGGAGCCGCCGCCGCTAATGCCGAGACATTCGCTGGACGCCTTGCCATTCTTAAAGTTACTTTCGACGAAGCAAAAGAATCAGTCGGAGCAAAACTATTACCTATTTTGCAACAGCTAGTTACTTACGTCGTTGATAATATAATTCCAGCAATAGGTCGCTTCGCTAAGATATTCGAGCCAGTTACCCAGGCTATCCAAGATAATAAAGCGGAATTATTGGCATTTGGTCAATTCATAGTTACCTATATCGTTCCCGTATTATCTAAAGTTTTAGGCGGTGCGTTTACAGTTATCGCCAATATCGCGAACGGTGTAATTGATACAATCGGATTTGTTATTCGTGGACTTAACACACTCATTCAAGGAGCCGTCGCAGGGATTAACGGGCTTATAGGCGCTTACAATTCGATTCCATTCTTACCGAATATAGGCAAGATTTCAGCGCCATCTATTAGCGTTCCGACGCCAACTGCGCCAACCGTAAACGCTCCTAGCGTTACGATTCCAACTGTTCCAGTTCCCAATATATCTTCGCCAACTATTACTGGCACGGCTACGGGAACTACTTTACCGACTTCGATAGCGGCTTCTATGCCTAGTCAAAGTGCCGCTTCTATTGCCGCTGGAGCCGCCGCTTATAGAGCTGGCGAACGCGGAGACACTTACGTCATAACCAATAACGTTAGCGGCGCTTTAGATTCCGAAGGTACAGCCAGAGCGATAGTTAGTGTTATGAATGAATCATTCAATCGAGGTACTGGCGGCGCTGGTAACTTTGCCGCCGTGGCGCTCTAATGACCGTATTCACTCCAGTCTGGAGATTAAAGATTAACGGTGTGGAATACACCGATGTAACACTTTCCACAATGACTATCGAATCTGGTCGATCGGATATTTACCGCCAGCCCGTTGCAGGTTACTGCTCGCTTAAATTGATTAACTTAAATGTGGATAACGTAGCAATAACTATTAACGATTCGTTAACGGTAGAAATTCAAGATTCAACGGCTACTTATATTCCAATCTTTGGCGGATCAGTAGTAGAAGTAGGAATCGAAGTAATTACCGCTGGTTCAACTGCATACACTCAGACAGTCAATATAACCGCGCTAGGGGCTTTATCCCGATTACCTAAAGCTCTTACTAATGGCGTGTTAAGCAAGGATTACGACGGAAATCAGATTTACACAATTCTTAGTGATCTTCTATTGAATAACTGGGGTGAAGTTCCAGCCGCTCTTACTTGGGCTACTTATACTCCAGCGACCGAAACTTGGGCTAATGCCCAAAATCTCGGACTTGGAGAAATCGACACTCCAGGCAATTATGAGCTAGCCTTACGAACGTCGGAGCGAATCGATATGTATTCTCTTACTTCGGCGCTGGCTACTTCTGGACTTGGTTATCTTTACGAGACGGCGCAGGGTCAAATCGGATACGCCGACAGTACACACAGATCGATTTACTTAGCTTCAAATGGTTATACCTATCTTTCAGCTAATGACGCTTTGGCTCGCGGCTTAAAAGTTAGAACTAAAGTGGGAGACGTTAGAAATTCTATTTCGCTTAAATACGGAGTCGCTTCCGCTAGTACGGTCAGCGTTCAAGATATTACTTCTCAGGATAATTACGGTTTATTGGGTCAAGTCATAACTACGACAATTCACGATTCAACTTTTGCAACTAGCCAAGCTAATTTTTACCTAACACTTAGAGCTAATCCTCAGCCACTATTCGATTCAATCACTTACCCGTTGACTAATCCCGAAATAGGCGACTCAGATCGCGACGCTCTTTTAAATGTATTTATGGGTCAACCCGTGAGTATTTCGGACTTGCCTAGCAATATGGGCGGAACGTTCTTAGGATTCGTGGAAGGTTGGCAATTTTCTACTTCATATAATCAAATTTCGGTTACTCTTTTGGTATCTCCTATCGCCTATTCGCTTCAAGCTATGGCGTGGTTCCAAGTGAGTGTCGCTGAAAAGTGGAATACTTTATCCCCTACTATGGACTACGCGCACGCGCTAGCGGTCGCATAAGGAGCAGAAATGGCTAATCCAACTACTAACTTCGGCTGGGTAATGCCGACTAGCACGTCGCTGGTAACTAATCTTCCAGCCGATTTTAATACTTTTGGTCAGGCGGTCGATACGTCAATGGCGTATTTGCTAGGCGGAACGACTGGACAGATTCTTTCGAAAACTAGCGGAACTAATATGGCGTTTACCTGGATCAATAATGACCAGGGCGATATAACCGCCGTAACCACCACGGCTCCGCTTCAAGGCGGCGGAACTTCTGGCGCTATTGCGCTTACCGTTGACGCGGCTTCGACAAGCGCTTCGGGAGTGGTTCAATTATCTAATTCAACTTCTACAACTTCTAGCGTATTAGCGGCAACTCCGACAGCGGTTAAAGCCGCTTACGATCTAGCTAATGCTCCAGCGGCTTCGTCATTAACTGGCGCTACGTTAGCTTCTGGCGTTACAGCTTCGTCGCTTACTTCATTCGGTGCGACTCCAGTAATTGCGTCGCCTAAAATATCTTCGGCGTACTCTGCTAAAACTGCCGCTTATACTTTTGTCTCTGGCGATGAAGGTAATTTATTTTCAATGAATGCCGCTACTTCGGTTCAATTTAATATCCCAACTGACGCAACTTTTAACTTCGCCGTAGGAACAGAATTAAACGTATTCTGGATAACTGGCGCAGGTCAACCAACCATCGGCGCAGTAACGCCAGGAACTACGACCGTTATTTCAACGGGTGCAACTAGCGCGACTCCAAAATTACGCGTTGCCAACAGCGGCGCAACTTGTAAAAAACTGGCTGCAAATTCTTGGATAGTATTTGGCGACCTTGCATAATGAAAATTGGAATAATGGCAAGTCAGATTTCGGGGCATTTAACACCTGCCACAAGTTATGAGTCTATTGCCACGACTACATTAAGCACGGGCGCTACTACAATTACCTTTTCATCTATACCTGCTACATATAAACATTTACAACTTCGTACTATGTGTGCTTCAGATAGCGGAAGTGCTGAACAGGCGTTAAAGGTTTCGTTTAATTCTAATACCACTACAACCGATTATTATGCTCATAGATTAAATGGGAATGGAGCGACAGCGGGTGTTTATACAACGCAAGATTTTTTGCTTGGAGAGGTAGCAAGTACGGGTTCTGGTTATGCGGTCAATGTTATTGACATTCTTGATTATACAAATACAAACAAATACAAAACTGGTCGCGCTTTATTTGGCATAGACAACAATGGTTCGGGTTTTGTTGGTTTATTTTCTATGGTATGGATGAAAACTGATGCAATAACTTCGATTACACTCACTCAAAATACTCAAATTTTTAGGACTTATTCATCCTTCGCACTTTACGGAGTAAAATAATGACCGCTGGCGCAACCTATACTTCAATAGCATCAACAACGCTTTCAAGTACTGCATCGTCTGTGACCTTTTCCAGTATTAGCGGGGCTTATACGGATTTGGTTTTGGTAATTAGTGCAAGAGCGGCTTCGGGTAATTACCACACATTAAAAATAAACTCGGATTCAGGTTCTAATTATTCTCGAACTTGGATTTACGGAGATGGCACTTCGGCTTCATCTGGTAGACAATCTAATGCCTCATTTATTTATTTAGTAACTGAGGTGATTCCTTCGGCAGCAAGCACATTTGACACAGTAATAACAAATATCAATAATTATTCAAATGCAACTACTTACAAAACTATTATGAGCAGAGGCAATAATTCCGCTGACCAAACTGGTGCAACGGTTGCGTTATGGCGAAGCACCAGCGCAATAACAACTTTGTTAATTGCTACCGATGCTGGGGGTAATTATCAAATTGGTTCAACCTTTTCACTCTACGGAATTGCGGCGGCGTAACTATGGCAACGGCAAATACATTCGTTCAAATTGGTTCAACTGTAACAGTTGGTAGTGGCGGTGCGGCAAGCATAGAGTTTACTTCAATACCTGCTACTTATACCGATTTAATAGTTAAAGCGAGCATACGAAATGCAACAGGATTAGACCATATGCTTTTGCAATTCAATTCTGCAACGACTAATTACACTGAAATTATTATGCGCGGTTCTGGAAGTGCAGCAACCTCTTATGTTTTATCCACTTTAATACCTAGCACAAATGGTTTAGAGTCTGGTTATGTTGGTTCAGATACAAACATTTTTACAAATTGCGAAATTTATGTGCCTAATTATGCTGGCAGTAATTACAAATCTGCAAGCATAGATGCGGTGCAAGAAGCAAACTCATCTACGGCTTATATGGTTTTAAATGCGCCGCTTTGGTCATCTACTGCCGCAATCACAACAGTTACTTTACTTGGGCAAACATACAACTTTGCTCAATACTCAACCGCATCACTTTACGGCATACTCAAATACTAAGGAGATATAATGGCAACTAAAATAATCGTGGACTGCTCTACTGGTATTACTACCGAGGTGGAATTAACAGCCGAGGAAGTAGCACAGCAAGAAGTAGATGCGAAGGCATATGCAATCGAGCAAGCCGAACGCGATGCCGATGCAAAGGCTAAAGCCGATGCGAAGGCTAGTGCGCAAGCAAAATTAGCCGCGCTTGGATTAAGCGCCGATGAAATAGCGGCACTTGGTTAGCGTAATCCCACTAGGTACAGCCGCGAAGGTTATAGAAGTCGCCGTCGCGGAAATTGGCTATGTTGAAAAGCCAGAAAATATAACTAAGTATGGCGAATATATGAAAGCCGATGGTTTGCCGTGGTGCGGATCATTCGTTAACTGGTGCTTTAGTCAAGCTGGCGTTAAATTGCCGTCAATGGTCGCAACAGCTATTGGAGCGCATAGATTAAAAGAAGTCGGTCGATTCTTTACTGAAAAGCCGCAAGTCGGAGATATTGCGTTTATGGATTTTCCACACGATGGCGTGGATCGTATTTCCCACGTCGGAATCGTGGCAAGTGTTCACGCTAATTCGGTTACGACTATCGAAGGTAACACGGGCGGCGATGGTAAGGATCAACGTAACGGCGGAATGGTTTTAGTTAAAGAGCGTAAAACGGGAGACGGCTCTCCAATCGTGGGTTACGGACGAATTCGCTTCGTAACTTATGTCGGCGAGATTCCACTCGTCGAAGCTCCAAAACCTAAAGGAAAGGCAATAAAAAAATGAAAACACTTAAACCGTTAGCCGCTTCGTGGGGCAGAAGTTTTCTCTCCGCAAGCTTGGCGACATATGTGGTCGTGGGATTCGACGCCGAAGCTCTGCTCTACTCTGGGCTTGCCGCGATTATCCCGATGGTAATGCGTTACCTAAATCCTAAAGATTCCGCATTCGGAGTCAAGAAGTAGAATGGCTATCACCGAATGGACGGCGGTTATTCTATGCGTAATAGCGATTCTAACTGCTGTCTATTCGGCGATGAGATTTATCGTGAAAGCCATACTTACAGAGCTTCGTCCGAATGGTGGAGCTTCTCTTAAAGATCAGGTTAACCGTATCGAAGCTAGGCTTGATCACGTCTACACGTTACTTCTAAGAGACGAGTAACGACTCGCCGAAGCCTAACCTTGCTAATGTCGGTGGTCGGTGAGACTCTACTTCTGGGAGCGACGTCAACGTTCCCACGGGAGCAGAAATGAACAGAGGATTAGAGATACAGATTCTCGTCTATATGGCGATAATTGCAGGATTATCGGGGCGATTCTTTTACTTAAAAGGTTTAGCCGTAGGAAAAGAACTAGGCTTTACCGCTGGCTTTATGCGCGGAAAGAAGGTAAATAAAGATGTTTAATCTTGCCGATTATGAAGATGTCAATTCAAGAATTAAACGCTTTCGGTTGGAATTTCCGTCTGGCAGACTAGAAGCTTTTATCGAAGATGTTGACTTAAAGGCTGGATATATTCTGATCAAGGCTCTGGCGTATCGAAATTATGAAGATGAAAAGCCAGCCGCTATTGATTACGCATTCGAGATCAAAGCTACTCACGGAGTAAACGCCAACTTCTTCGTCGAGAATTGCGTAACGAGCGCCTACGGTCGCGTAATAGGTGCGCTTACTCCAGGTGAGACTGCTAGAAGTACGCGACAAGATATGGAGAAGGCGGAGCGCCTAGAATCTACGCCAGTCAATCTAACGCAAGCTAAGGCGGTCGGACTTACACCGTATGAAATAGGCAGGTTAGCCGCTGGAGCGCCGATTAAAGGTCGCCAGGTAAAAGATAGCCCACACGTTAGCGACGCCTTAGACGCGCTTCAAGGCGTTCTAGGAGCCGAAGTAATTGGCGAACAGCCGAAGTGTGAACACGGTTACAGGATCAAGAAGGAAGGCGTATCGGATAAAACTAAGAAGCCTTATCTTGGTTATGCGTGTACGGAATTAAAAAAAGCGTATCAATGTCAAATTATCTGGTACAAAGAACTGGGCGGAAAATGGCTAAGTCCAGAAGATTACGCGCTCGCTATCGAGGACGCTGGTAGGTCTTGAAAAGCGAATCCGATCTATTTGACTATCTTAAAAAACACGTCTACCCAGACTTGCTATCTTCTGGCTACGACGTATTCGCTGGTACTGACTGCGCTTCTTACGAATCAAAGCACTTAATAGAGCTTAAATGTAGGGGCGCTCATTACAAAATGTTACTTATCGAAAAGGCTAAATTCGACGTTCTAGTAGATAACGCAGAGCGAACAGGATTCGAAGCCTGGTATATCAACTCAACGCCAATGGGTATCTATGGCTGGAAGATAACTAGAGAGATGGATTTAACGTGGGAACGTCGGGTCTTACCAGAGACAAGTCAATTCAAAGATAAGGGTAGCGTAATTAAAACAGTTAGTTATCTTAAAGTTATTAAAGCTGATTTTAAGAAGGAAGGTGTTGGGAATGGGTGATATGTTTATGAAATTCGAAGATGGTCGAGAAGCTATATTTCCGCGAGATGGAAAAGCGGTGGTTTATATGCCAGGAGTCCAAATGTATGATCTTAAATGTCGTATCTGTAAGAAGATGAAGCCGCATAAGGTAATCCTAGAATTCGGCGAAATGCCTAAAGGTCTGGCTTGCGTGGAGTGCTACGGTTGCGGCGTGGTAGGAATCGAAAAAGTTCCAGAAAATGACACGCCGTCTGACCTGCGGTTATGACTTCCTCTATTGACTCTACTGCTACGATCAGTCCCGCTTCGCGAGCCGCTACGCGGAATAGCTCGCGGGGGATCTTACGGGGTCTCTATTGTCTACTAACGGCGACGCTTATCTTTACAGGAATGACAAGAAGCGACGCACACGATTTCTCTAAAGATATTGAAATGTATAAGGTTTACACTCATATAAAGCTAATGAATGCCAAAGAATACAGATGTGTAGAGCTACTCTGGAATGCTGAATCTAAGTGGAATCCTAAAGCGAATAACAAGAAATCAACAGCATTCGGAATACCACAGCTACTAAAGATGACAGAGACTAACCCTTATTTACAGATAGACTTAGGTCTAAAATACATAGCTAAACGCTATGGTTCAACGTGTAAAGCGTGGGATAGATTTAAGAAGGTGAAGCATTATTAAGAGCGCTAGAAGTGAAGGCGGTAACACTAGGCTATGGCGCAAGATAGCCGCGTCTGTGAAGCTTCGTGATGGGTATTCGTGCCAGGTCTGTGGAGCTGATGAGAACTTAACTATTGATCATCTAATTCCAATTTCTAAAGGCGGCACCGATAACTTGGATAATCTCTTAACTATGTGCGGTAGATGTAACTTCTCGAAAGGTGCGAAGATAAGCGGTTTTTTTGACACGCCGAGGAAACCCCCGACTCTTCCTTTTCTGTTTTCACCTCAAAACGGAAGCGTAAGTTATGATTAAGGCTGAACTGGTCATAGTTGCTACCGACACCGATTCAAACGGCTCTAATCGGCTGGAATCGGTTTTAACGACGCATTCACGGAGCCTTATTGGCTCTCCGACCCCTAGAATCAGCTCACGGCTCAACGATTTACCGTCTAAAGGTCAGGAAGTTATAGACTTTGCGGCTGAGTGCGGATTAAAGCTCCTACCTTGGCAGGAATTTTGCCTAATCAATGCGCTTAAAGTTAAACCCGATGGACGGCACGCTTCGCCGCTAGTCTCAATCGTAGCCGCTCGCCAGAATGGAAAATCTACGATTATGATCGCGTTAATTCTTACTCGCCTTTTCCTATGGAAAGAGCCGTTACAACTTGGTTCGGCGCACGTTCTCACGACGTCGCTGGAGACTTTTAGGCATATTGTCTCAATAATTGATGGTCACGAATTCTTAAAGAAGCAAGTTAAGAAGATTCGCTGGGCGCACGGCTCAGAAGAGATAGAGACAGTCGACGGGTGCCGTTATGTCGTAAAGGCGGCAAACGCGGCGGCTCGCGGATTCGCTAAACCTGAGACGGTGTATATGGACGAGACGCGACAGCTTAAAGATACAGAAGCTTGGTCAGCGCTTCGTTATACCCAGATGGCGGCGGATAATCCTCAGCTCTGGACGTTTTCAAATGCTGGCGACCAACATAGTTTAATTTTGAATTCTCTTAAAGATCGCGGAATGGCAAGCGCGGCTGGAGCAGATGACGATATAGCTTATTTCGAATGGTCTGCGCCGAATGACAAGATTATGGACGAAGCGAACTGGGTCGCAAGTAATCCAGCGCTGGGCTGGACAATTCACGAAGATAACATTCGCGCCGTTCTCAATGATCCGCCAGATGTAGTAATGACTGAAGTTCTCTGCCGTTGGGTTAACACAATTAGCGCGGCTATACCTGCAAAAGAGTGGGAAGAATGCGGCGCAGACAATATCGAACTAGACCCAGATAAATTAACCTGGCTGGCTATTGACTTATCGCCAGACCGTCGCGATGGCGCTCTGGTAGGCGCTCAAAAGAACGCCGACGATACTTTCAATATAAAGCTTCTCCACACTTGGCATAATCCAATTTCGCTAGATGATAGAGCGGTCGCCAATGAGATCGCGCCTTATGCCAGGAAATATCCGACGGAATATGTAGCATTCTCAAAACGCACAGCTTCGGCGGTGGCTGGTCGGCTTCAACCTGCTGGAATTCCCGTTATTGATATTGATGGAGCCGTCTACGGTCAGGCGTGCGACGAACTTCTCTCGGCGATTACAAGCCATAGGCTTCGGCACGGGC